CCGCAGGCCGAGACTGAAACTGAAACCCAGCCAGAGCCCGCGAGCGAGCCGCAAGAACCTCAAGCCCCAGCGCCTGAGTCGCAGCCCGTGAAACAGCCCGAAACCACTGGTTACAAGGGCAAGATGGGGCGGAATAAACGCACCGGCCGCCTGCTCCCCTGGACGCCGCACATGGCGAAATACAGCCACATGGAAGAAGTGGGGTAAGCCATGGCTGTCACCGTTGCAACGCCCATTGATCGGGCGAAACGCATTCTGCAGGAGATTGGCGCAGAGGGTATTCGCTGGACCAATGCAGAGCTGGGCGACTGGCTCAACGAGTTTTACGCGGCAGCGGTGGCCCTCAAGCCTTCAGTTTCCGTGGTCAACGAGGAACTGCAACTGGTTGCCGGCACGAAACAGACCATTCCAGATGGCGGCGAGCGCTTGCTGGATGTGATCCGCAACACCGTTGGCAAGATGCCGCCCGTGTTCGTGGCCACGCGACGGGAACTGGATACCGTGCGGCGCACCTGGCACAGCGATGAAGCGACCACAGAGATTGAACGCTTCGTGTTCGATGAGTTGGACCCGCGCCAATTCTACGTGTATCCGCCGGCGGCGGTGGGCGCAGCGGTTGAGATTCTGTACGCCAAGGTGCCCGAGCCGCACGATATCACGCAGGATTACAGCACGTTCGGCCAGGAGCCGTTCCGGCTGGATGCGGCCTATGTGCCGGCCGCCGTGGATTACATGCTGTACCGAGCGTTCAGCAAGGATGCGCAGACGGGCACCAACCTGAACCGGGCGCAACTGCACCTCAATCAGTATCTGTCCCAGATCACCGGCAAGGCGCAATCCGATCAGATGGCCTCGCCCAACAGTCCGGACGCCTCAGCTAACCCCCCGGGAGGTAATGCATGACGCAGGATGAGCTGATTGACCAGGTGCTGCTGGACATTCCGGAAGCGCCCCGGGCGACCGCGCGCGACCAGATCAAGCGCATGGCCCGGGAATTCTGCCAGGAGGCAGATGCCTGGATTCACCGCGGCTATGTGGTAGTGGCTGCCCGGAGCAAATACCCGCAACTGATCGTGCCGGAGGATGCGGAGCCGTTGCGCATTCGCTCCCTGAAAGCTGGGGATCGCGTGCTGCGTCTTGGCGTGGATTACGTGCAACCCGACCCTGGCCGCATTGAAATGCTGCGCAAGCCGGACCGGGATAACCTGACCGGGGAGCTGGCCTGTCGCCCGACAACCACCGACCCGCTGGCCGAAGCCCTGCTGAACAACTGGGCAGACCCTATCGGTGACGGCGCCCGCTGGCGCCTGCTGATGATGCCGCAGCCCTGGAAAGATCCGGGCATGGCGGCCTACTACCACACGCAATATCTGTCCGGCATTCACGACGCCAAGCAGGCAGCCAGTCACGGTCATGCCCGTGGTGGCGCCCGTGTTCGACCCCGCCCCTTTCTCTGACGAGATCCGCGCATGAAGCTCCAGCACGCAGCATTCCGAGGTGAACTGCCGATCCTCGATGCCCGGCTATTGCCGGAAAACAACGCGCAGATTGCCCGCAATCTGGATTTGCGGCGCGGCACCCTTCGCCCCCAGCGCGACACCCTGATTGCCGATCAACTCCCCGCAACCATCAATCCCGCGAATCTGTGGCGATACGACCAGGGTAACGCCGGTGCCGGCTTCTGGTTCTCTTGGGGCAGTCAGTACGATATTGACGTTGTGCGCTCACCGGTCGCCAACGATGCCTATGCCCGGGTGTACTGGACCGGGCAGGGCTCCCCGAAGATGAGCACGATTGCCATTGCCACCGGTGGGGCAGGTCCGTATCCGTCCGACTGGTACGAACTTGGCGTGCCGGCACCGCAATCCTCACCGGTCATCGCCGTGCCGTCTGGCCGAACCGAGGTACCTGATACCGCAGTGGAAGTCAGTTACGTGGTCACCTTGGTGACCGAGTACGGTGAGGAAGGTCCGCCTTCGGATCCGTCCGGTACCGCGCTGCGCTGGGATGCTGTCAGTGGCGCACCCGCGAATGGTCACCTGGATATTACGCTGCCCTCGGTACCGGCGGGCGATTACAACATCACCAAGAAACGTCTGTATCGCGTGGAAAGCGGCGGCCTGTACCAGTTGGTGGCCGAGTTGACCGCTGCCACGGCGACATACACCGATAACGTCCTGTCTGAAGCGCTGGGCCTGACGCTGGCCAGCACGCTCTGGGATGGCCCGGACCCGAACATGACCGGCCTCACGGCGTTGCCTGGCGGCATCCTCGCCGGTTTCTTTGGCAACACACTCGCCTTCAGTGAGCCGTACTTGCCGCATGCATGGCCGGTCAGTTACCAGCTGGCGTTTGCGGATCCGATTGTTGCCATTGCGGCCGTGAGCGGCGGGCTTGTGGTGACCACGACCGGCCAGCCCTGGCTGGTGACCGGCTCATCCCCGGAGGCGATGGCGCAGATGGAGCTGGACGTTAACCAGCCGTGCATTGCCAAGCGTTCCATGGTGGATATGGGCGGGTACGCCATCTATGCCGGCTATGACGGCCTGGTAGCCATTGGTGGCGCCGAGGCTCAGGTGATTACCGCCAATACACTCACCCGCGATCAGTGGCAGGCCCTGAACCCCGAAACCATCCACGGCTACCGGTATGACGGGGCGTACCTTGGCTTTTACAGCGGGGGTTCGTTCCGATTCACGCCGGGCGTGGGCATTGAGTTCTTCGATGTGCAGGCCGATGGCGGCTATTACGACATCGCCGAGGACATCCTGTATCTGATTCAGGGCGCAAATATCGCGCAATGGGACAAAGGCACACCGTTGACCTACACCTGGCGCTCTCGCGTGCATGAGTTGCCGCCGGGCTCTGCTGCCTTTACGTGCGGACAGGTCATTGCCGACAGCTACCCGGTGCGCCTGCTGGTGTACGCGGACAGCCAGACCGTGCTGGATTTCGCCATTCCGTCCGCTGCCATGTTCCGGATGCCTGCCGGTTTCTCGCTGCATCGAGAGTGGGAAATCGAATTGCAGGCCACCGCTGAAATCCGTTCTGTGCAACTGGCCACCAGCCCTGTGGAGCTTGTGTAATGACGACAAAGCGCCGCCGCACTCTGCCGCCGGTTTCGCCCAAGGTATCGGCCGAACTGCGCCCGCTGGTGTCGGCCATTGCTGAGATCATTGAAACGGGCGAGGGCGTCCGCGGTAATCCGCTTGACCGGAAGTTGACGCTGCGGGATCTTCTGGACAGCGGCATTGGCCGCTTGCGTAACGGCTTGCCGCCGTCAAACCCTGGCGCTTTGCAACCCGGTACCGGCGCACCCGATCTGTCCACGCCCCCAAAACCGGTGGGCTTTGAGGCAGTGGCTGCCTTTGACGGTGAGGTGTTCCTGACCTGGGAAACGCCACAACGTCTCTACAGCAACCACGCCCTGACCAATATCTACCGGGCAGAGTCGGACAACTTCGCTAACGCTGAGCGCATCGGCCAAGAGCCGGGCATGTTCTACATCGACAACGTGCGCGCCGACGCCAGCCAGAAAACCTATTACTACTGGATTTCGTTTACCTCAACGAGCGATGTTGAGGGGCCGGTAAACGATACCGCCGGCACTCCGGTGACTACCATTCTGTCGCCCGAGTACATCATTGATAAGATCAACGGCCTGATCAGCAAGTCCGAACTGGCCAACGATGTCCTGACGCCGATCAACCAGATTCCGAGCATCAACACCACGCTGGCCGATCATGCCGGGCGCATTCAGTCCACCGAGGCAGCTCTGTCTGACCTGTTGAATGTGCCGGCCTACGACACGGGCACCGATTACGCTGTAGATGATCTGGTGTCGTACAACGGCTTTACCTGGCGCGCGCTGGTGGCCATGACCGCCCCAGCCCCAACGCCAACCGAGGGCGCCAACTGGACGCAGGTGGGGCAGTACGCCACGTTCGGTGACATCATCGCCGGTAACGCCGTGGCCATTGACGATCTTGATGTGCGCGTGACTTCTGCCGAGGGCTCGATTACCAGCTACGGCACCGAGATTACCGGCATTAAGACGCGCCTGACCAATACCGAGAACGGTACGACCGCCAACTCCACCGCGATCAATACCCTGGATAGCCGGGTCACTCAGACCGAGCAGGGCATTTCCGCCAATAGCTCGGACATCACTCAGCTACAGAACGACCTGAGCACCGCAGAAAACGGCATTACCGCCAACAGTCAGGCCCTGAGCCTTCTGGATTCTCGCGTTGGCAGTGCCGAGGGAACGATTACCAGTCAGGGCCAGGCCGTCACGCAACTGCAGAGCGACCTGAACAACCTGGCCTCTACCGCATCTGCCAACGCCAGCGCCATCAACAGCCTGACCACCCGGGTAACGTCCGCCGAGGGCTCGCTGTCTTCGGTTGCGCAGGATGTCAGTCAACTGCAGGTGAGCGTTGGCGACAACTCTGCCGCCATCCAGACCAAGGCGGAAGTGTCTGCCGTGCAGGGCATTGCGAACGATGTGGCGGTGCTGAGTGCGCAGTACACCGTCAAGCTGGACGTAAATGGCCGCGTCGCCGGCATTGGGCTGGCCAACAATAACGGCGTGACCAGTTTTGTGGTGGCTTCGGATTCGGTGTATTTCATCGACCCGGGACAGTCCATTACCGCGTTCAACCCCGATACCAATTACGCCAGCATGGCCGCGCTTCGGAATACGCAGTTTGTGTTTGGTTATGCCACCGTGGAAGGCCAGCGGCGGTTTGCGATCAACGTGCCGGCGTACATTCCCGACGCCACGATTACCAACGCAATGATCAAGAATGCGGTCATTACGGGCGCCAAGATTAAAGATGCCACCATTAATGGTGCCAAGATCGACATAGCCGATATCTGGGAACTGAACATCGCCGATGTCATTCGATCCACAAACTACCTGGCTGGCGAGAGAGGCTGGCGGGTCACCAAGAGTGGATCTGCCGAGTTCAGCGATGTGACCGTTCGCGGCCACGTGGAAATGGAAACGGGCTACATTTCCGATCAGGTCCAGATTGGCGGGGTCCCTCAGTACAGCAACTTTCGCCCAGGCAATTTCCTGCGAAACGGCGCTGGCGTTTCTGCATCTTCTCCAGTCTCCAATCTGAACTATCTGACAGACGGCGTTCGATCAATTTCCGGAGACTATTGGGAGCTCGACTCAGGATCTGGCCCGCAATACCTGCAGGCAGACATTGGCTTTGAAACGTTTGTCAGCGAAAGCCGAATGTTCTTTTACGCTCTGGATGGGCGCAGGTACCGAACGGCGGTTTCGGTCTCCCGGGACGGCGTTACTTGGGAGTACGTTCTGGGATCAGGTCCCGCCAATGGTGGCCCAGCGACCGCGTTCGTTTGGTCGCGCTCTCCGACAGGTGGCTACCTGTCCGGATACGAGTTTCCAACCATTGTTCCTGTCGGCAAGTTTGCTCGTTATGTCCGGGTGTGGATAAACGGAAACTCGGTTAATACCGGAAACCATGGGTACGAGTGGGAGCTGTACGGCGCGGGCGGGGGCGGTGAAGACCCGTACACGGCCAGCATCGGCTCGACTACGGAGGATTGGGTTAGGCCCGGCACCACCCTGATCGATGGCAACAAGATTTTCACCGGCGATGCCTACGTTGATACGCTCCAGATCAAGGGTAATGCGATAACACTGCTGCAGGCGCAAACTGACGGCAGTCGTAGCGGTATCACTAATTGGGTAGATGTAATATCTTTTACTTATTATACCGGAACTACTGGCAATATTGCTGCATTAGTGACTTGGGGCGGAGAATTGCAAGGCGGAACTGCTGGTGAGTCGGATGGCGACGGTTTTTTACGACTTGTAGTCGCCGGTGTTGTTCGCGGAAGTGGGTCCAGACAAGGCACAAGATACCGTACTGTCGGTGCGTCTACCAAACTGTCATTTCCAAATACAGGGGTTAGCATAAAAGTGCAATATAAGGGAGATGCCGGCAGTTCCGCCTGCAGAAAGGTTTTTGCAACCGTATTAGGAGTAAAAAGATGACTCTCTACAATTATGTAGTATATGAGCCATCGACAGGCTATGTGATCGTGAAAGGCAGCGGCGAATTACGATCTGTCGATCCTGCAGATTTCTCGACAACAGCAGCACTATTGACTTACAGCGACGATCTTGGTGATGACCTGTATGTAGCTAATGGCCAAGTTCTTGCAAAACAATCATTTGCTTTTCAGAAAGATAAACTACAAATCATTGCTGATGGGCTGGATGTTTTAACCATCAGCAACGTGCCAGTTGGCACCACGGTTATCTGGCCCGACGGCCAGGAGGATGTAGTCAATGACGGAGAGGTTCAGTTGTCTACCGATCTTCCCGGCACCTACACTCTGACCTTCGACGCCGTGCCCTATCTCAGCCAGGAGGTGACCATTGAAGCGGTCATTCCAACTTAACCCGGATAACCGTCCGGCAACGTGGGCGCAGATCAAGCACTGGCGCGACACGCACGAAACCGCGCCGGTGGATACCGCCTTTGGCAACTTCGATTGCGACGAGCGCAGCGATGCCCGGATGGCCGGCTCCATTGAGGTCTTTGACAGCCTGCCTACGGTTCAGGCCGGCAAGCTGACCTGGAAGCGGGCGGACAACAGCTTTATCCCATTGACCAAGGCCGAGCTGCAACAGGTCTACGCCGAGGTCAAGGTTCAACGTGGGGCACGGGGCGCCCTGTTGCATGTGAAGGCCGAGCAGTTCCGGCACCAGGACCCAAGGCCAACCCCATCCCAACTCTCGCGCCTTTCATTCTGGATTGACTGAAAAGCGCACAGCTAAAAGCCAAATCGACTACAAGCTGGTAAACTGTTGGTGAAATTGACCAGCAGGAGCCAGCCATGCCCGCTGACCTGAAAAGCAAGGTGGCAATGATCCCCGCCGAAGCGGTGCCGGACGTGTGGCCGCGCATATTGCCCGGCCTGAATGTGGTGCAGGAAAAGGCGGGCACCGACGACTTCGACCTGATTTACCAACGACTCACGGCCAGCGAAGCATTCCTGTTTCTGGTGCCGGAGGGCTTTTTTATCCTTCTACCCATCTATCGACAGCACCCGGTCGTGCTCCTCTGGATTGGCTACGGCGTGGGCGGTGGCCTACTTGCCCGGTACATACCATTGGTTGAAGTCATGGCCAGAGACATAGGCGCCGAAGCGGTAGAAATCGAATCAACCAGACCCGGATACCGCCGGGCCTTAAAACACTGGCAACGCACCGGAAACAGATACACCAGGAGGCTGACATGAGCGGCGGCGGCGGAGACAACAAGGTAAAAGACACCCCGGAGCAGCGCGAGCTGGCGGCGGTGGCGGCGGAAAAGTGGAACTTTGCACAGGAACAATTGGCGCCCCTGGAAAACGAATACATGCAGAGCGTGGAGCAGATGGATTCCGAGCAGAACATGTCCTATATCCGTGGGCGCACCATGCAGGCGCAAACCCAGGCGCTTGGGGATGCTCAGGACGGATATGCCAAGGGCATGGCGAAGGCTGGCATTGATCCCAGTAGCGGGCGCTTCCAGGGCGAAATGACCGGGCTGTCGCTGGATGTGGCGGATAGTGGCGGCGAGACGCTGGGCCGGGCTCAGTTTGAGCAGGACAACCAGAAGATTCTCGGCCTGCAGAACGTGGTCGCTATTGGCCAAGGGCAATCTGGCCGCGCACAGGCAGGACTCTCGGGTCTCGCGCAAGAATCGGCCTCGGATGCCATCAGCGAGGCGACACAGAAATTCAATCGTCGCTCAGCCAACCTGCAGCTGATCGGCACGGTAGCCGGGGCGGGCACCCGCTACGGCATGCAGAATGACTGGTTCAAGCCCGCTGCAGATGCTGGCTATAAGGCGCCTACCGGGCTTGATACCTCACCCAATAACTTCGGTCTGGATGACAGCTCCGGTGGATTCTACGACTACACAAGAGGCTTCTGATGGACAACCCTCATAGCTCTCCGCAACCGGCCTTTGACCCGTTATACATCGACCCGAATCAAGCCTTTCAGGGCGATCAGGGCGCCTCCGAACTGCTCGGCCAACTCTCCCGCGCTCAATGGGAAGACTGGAAAGCGCGGTATCTCCCGCGCGTTGAGCAACTGGCTGCCGAGGCCACTGACCCGAATGCAGCGCTCAATGCCGCCACCCAAGCAAAGGATGCGGTGGGCCTGGCTTTTGATTCCGCCGAGACGGTCAACAACCAGAACCGGCAGCGGTATGGCGTGGCTCTAACACCCGCGCAACTTGAAGCCCAGGACCGCGCCATGAAGATCGGGCGCAGCGCAGCCACGGTCAGCGCTGGTAATGAGGCACGAATTTCCGCACTGGATCGTCAGCAGGCCATCCTGGCTGGCGGTATGGGGCTTTCCAATATTCCTGACAGAGTGATGAACCAATGAGCTACGGACTTCTACAGCTTGGCAAGCAAATGGAAGGCGAGGCTATGCAGGGGTTGGGCGACCTGGCAGGACAGCAGCGCCAGCAGAGGCGCGCCGAGGAAGCCATGAAGCAGGCCGACCGTCAGCAGACCATGAGCGGCATTGGTGCCGGGGCAGGTATCGGCATGATGGCTGGCGGCCCGGTGGGCGCATTCATTGGCGCCGGTGCCGGTTACGTTCTTTCTGAGATTTTTTAAGGGGGCCTCATGGCTGGACTGGATACACGCGGATTTGTGGATGGTGCCATGCAGGGCTTCGGCCTCATGGACACCTATTACAACCGGCAGGCTCAGAACGAACGGGCGGACAAGCAGCTGGGGCTTCAGGAAGAAGCCTTCGACATGCAGAAGGAGCGGCATGGCGCAGAACAGGCAAAAGAGAAAGCCACCTTCGTGCTTGGCAAGATTGCGCAAGGCGTTGAGCCGACCGAGGATGAATTCGGCTGGCTGAAAGAGCACCCGCAGTTCTGGCCAGCCCTGGACCCCCGCACGGATAAATCCATTGAAGTGGCGCAGTCGGTGATCGATCCAGAGAGCCCGATGGGGCCGAATGACCCGGAAGCGATCGAGGCTATGAACCAGTTGTGGAGTCACCGCATTAATCGGGGTGAGGGCGGCCGTAAGCGCATTGCCGGCCTGTATCCCGGTCAGGAGCGGGGCACCGTTGCGCTGGATCTGGAAATCGAGAAGGAAGACGGCACCAAGTACAACGCACCCATGACCAAAAACCGGGGCGTTGAAGGTGACGACGAGGTTCTGCAAACGCCGGTCGAGGCCCTGGTAAATCAGGTTCAGGGGTACCGGATGCTGCGTAATGCCTTCCGCACGCCCGAAGCGCAGGCGACCGCGACCAAGGTATTGTCCGCTCTGACGGGCAAGACGCCGACGAAAACCAAGGGCATCAACATCAATGGCCAGTTGGTCAACCCAGAAACTGGCGAGGCCATGGGTGACTTCCGAACGCCTGAACAGCGTGGCGGGCGAGGATCAGGAAAAGCGCCTGCCGATGTGCAGACCGCTGAATGGATGGTTGAGAACGGGCTGGCTCCGAATCTTGACGTTGCATTCAATCGCGTAAACGAGAGCCGGACCGACCCGGCCCGCTTCGTGAATGATTTTGTGACGCAAGAAATGAAGTTCCAGGAATCCTCGGGCATCTTCCCGGGTGATGAGGGCTACCGTTCGCCAGACCAGTTGCGAGAGCAAGCCATCGACACCCTGGCCATGATCAAGGCCCGCACTCGCGGTACCGGCGATCAGCCGCAACAACAAGATCAGGCCCGAGGACTCGAGCTTACCGGCGCTGAATCCGAAGTGCTGCCGCCTGATGGCTCCGCTGTTGCCCGCGAGGATGGCAGCTACGCGGGGCGCGTGAACCGTGATGGTACGCCGCCGACCGAGGCCAAGGCGCAAACGGTGACGAAAAACGCTGAACAGATCCGGGCTGATTTCCGTGCAGGCAAGATCAGCAAGGAACAAGCCGTTTCCGCTCTCCAGAACCTGGGGTTTGAATAATGCGCGCAGAAGCCTTCCTGGAAGAATCCACGGATAACGAGCCGGTGCAAAAGCTCGGATCTGCCGAGGCCTTTTTGACGGCGTCAGACCCTGAGCCTGCCACCACATCCACAGAGCCTGCACCATCCATGAACATGGGGCGCGGTGCGGTTGAGCGTGGTGGCCAGCTGCTGGGCGGGTTGTTCACAGCCGGTAATGCCATGGCAGAGCAGGCGGAACAGGAATACCCGTTGGGTGGTCTGGTCTGGGAAGATGGCTTGATCCCGGATTACAAGAACCCCAAGGAATACCAGCGGTGGCGAGCCGAGCAAGGTGGCGACGAGCCCCTGAAAGCCGCTGCCGATTACTGGGCTAACTTCGACGCCGGGTACGTGCCCGAACACACCTGGGAAAGCGTCAAGCAGGAGTTCGGCGAAGGTGGCGCGCTCAGCGGTAGTGCGTGGGGCGAGGTTCTGGCATATGGCGCCGAACAGGGCGTGAAGTCCATCCCGGATATGTTTGCCGCCATGGCGAACCTGCCCGGGTATGTCATGGCCCGGTCCGGGGAGATCGGCGAGGAACGCGCCCGCAATAAGGGCAAGGAAGGCGCCGAGCTGGTGGATGTGGCCGAGGCTGCTCCGTTCGCGCTGGGTTCTGCCATTCTGGAGCGAATGGGTGCATCTGGGATTACTCAGGCCGGCGCCGAAACGCTGGGCAAGGAAGCGCTCAAAGCCGGCATTGGTAAAATGGCCAAAGAGGGCGCGAAGGCTGGGGCGAAAGAGGCTGGCACCGAATTTCTGCAAGAAGGCATCATTGAATATCTGGGCGAAAAGCTGGGCACCGATGCCGCTATGTCGGTATGGGAAGCGCTGGACCGTGGCGCTGCTGGCGCCGTGGCTGGTGGTGTATACGGCACAACCGCCGGCACTGCCGGTGCAGCCGTGAACGAGATCCGCAACCGTCGCCAAAGTGAGGCCGTTGAGGATGAAGTGGCGCCGCCCATCATCAATGACGAGGTGGTAGACGAACCAGTTGCAGCAGCTGAGCCAGAAGGTGAAGCACTGCCATCTGACGACAACGCCCCCTCGGCCGATTACCCGGGGCGCCCTGAGTGGGCCAATGATCAGACCAATATCTTCAGGGATGGCGCGCGCCTGGAGACCACGGTTTCAGGCGAGCCGGTGGACGCATTCACGCAGCCAGAGCAGCCACGGCCCACACCCAAGCCAAGCGCCGAGGAATTCCTGTCAGAAAGCGGTACTGGCGTGTTCCGCGTACCCGTTGATCAGATCAAGGTGGATCCAGAGCAATACCAGTTCCGCACCCGGGTAAATGAAAAGGGCGTGGATCAGCGCCTGTCTGGCGTCAAGAAGTGGGATGATCGCCGAGCCGGTTCGGTTCTGCTGCATCGTCGCAAGGATGGCAGTCTGTACGTGGCGGATGGCCATCACCGGGTAGACCTGGCCAAGCGCCTGGGCCAACCGGAGATCAACGCCCAAATCATTGATGAAGCTGATGGCGTGGACGTAAGCGCGGCCCGCGTAGACGCCGCTATGAACAACATCGCGGACAATAAGGCCGAGCCGATTGACGTCGCCAAGGTGTTCCGGGATAGCGAAGTACCCACCAGCGAGGTGCGCGACACATTCAATCTGCCCAATAACCAGGTGGTGCGTGACGGCGAATCACTTTCGAAATTGTCAGACAATGTGTTTGGCATGGTCACCGCAGGTCAGTTGAATGAAAAAGATGGCGCTGCCATTGGTGGCGCATTCGCCGAGCAAGGGCAGCAGGAAGCTGCCGCCGATGCCTTCCAGAAGGTTCAGCCGGACACGGAATACCAGCGACAACTGCTGATTAACGAAATCCGGGCGGCTGAATTTGCTGAGGCTCAGGGAGAGCAGGGTGGTTTGTTTGGCGATGACCCGCAAGAAGTCTCACTGATGCAGGATCGACTGAAGGTTCTGGATTCACTACGCCAGCGCCTGAACTCGGACAAGCGTCTGTTTAAGAGCTTGAACGACAACGCCGACCGCGCCACCAGTGCCGGCAACCAGATTGCCACCGAAGCCAACGAAACCATCACTCAGCAAAGCGCCCGCACGCTGGACTTGATCAGTCGTGTGACCACCACGCCGGCGCTGAATGAAATGGTGAACCGAGCGGCACGCCGGGTGTATGATGGTGAAATCCGCTCGAAAGTGGTGGCCGAACTCAAGCAGGAGTTGATGAATTATGAAGCGGGAGCAGATGCAGCCGTCAGCCGACCGACTGGCGCACCACAGAGCCGCGAACCGGCTTCTGAACCAGGGCAAGAGCCCGGAGCAAGTGAACCAGTATCTGAGCCAGACACCGCTGGAGCAGATCAAGGAAGACAACCTGAGAGCCAGCAAGACGAAGTAACCCCTTCTCTCGACCTCGAATCCCAAACCGAAGAACAGCTGGCCGAGCAGGCCCGCGCCCGCGAAGAAGTCCAGCAAGCCGAAGCCCGACAAAAGCGCGAGGAAGAACAGCGCGCCGCCGCCGATGAACAGGTAGACAACTTCACCTTGACCGGATCTGATCGCGCTGCCGATGTAGCTATGGCTGCGGGCCAGGATGATATGTTCGTATCCACTCCAGCCAGCCGGAAGGCGGACGCAAGCCAGGAGGGCCGGCCCGTCTCCGCCGAGCAGACTAAGCGGGACGCCGAATCTATCGACGCCATTGGCGCCCGCCTTACCGAAGGGCTCGACCTATCCAAAGAGGCTGATGCCGCCAAGGCGTTTGAGCGCGCTGCTGACGACCGCGAAGTGCTGGCCGTCCTCAAGTTTGGCCGTCGTAACAGCCCCGCCGCCCGTCGCACCGTCAATGAGTTGTTTGATGATCTGGCCGGGTTCTACACCGAATCGGACAATGCGCAGCTGGCCAACCTGGCCGAACAGGTAATGCGCACGCGCAGTGGTGAGGACTTTAAAGAGTCATTGCTGACTCGCACCGATGGCGACCTGATGGGCGTGCAACTGCAGAACGGTGCCGGCAATCAGTTTGCCGTGTTCCTGCCCGACGCTTCCGAGCCAGGCCGGTTCCGTGTCAGTTACTTCGATGATCGTGGCTTCTACGGTCACACCACCCGCGATACCTACAAGGCCGCGCTTGACGAGGCGTGGACCGATGGTTTCCGGTCGGAAGCCAAGGGCAAGCTGGAAGAACTGGCAAGCACCGAAGCGTTCGCCAAAGGTAACGAGCTGGCCAGCCTGATTGCGCAGGTCAATCGAGGCGATCTGACGCACGCACAGTATTTGGAAAAGGCTCGCAAGCTGGAATCATTTGATGATGAGTCCCGGCCTATGTTTTCTCGCTCCGGAGTTCGCCAAACTGAAACAGATGCTTTCAAACGCTGGTTTGGTGATAGCAAGATTGTAGACGAGAGCGGCAACCCTTTGGTTGTTTACCACGGTTCGCAGGAGGCAATCACTTCATTCCATCGTGATCGGATTGGAGAGAAACACGGTCAAGCTGGAGATTACGGCGGGGGCTTCTATTTCTCTGCAGACTCTGGGTACACCGACAGGTTTGGCAAAACAAAAACCGCAGCCTATTTGTCTATTCAGAATCCGCTTGTGATTTTCGATGGTCAAAATAACAACGACGGCCAGCAAGGGAATGTCTATCGCAGGTTCAAGAGGATCTTGCGATCACAGAGCCCAGAAAAGGCATCAGAGTTTTTGCGAGGGGAAGGTTACGACGGCGTTGTTGTTCATGGCGCCGGAGGATCAATAGGGTCCGGCGAGTTTTTGGAGGTTGTTGCCTTTCGCCCCGAGCAAATCAAATCAGCGACAGACAACGCTGGCACTTTTGATCCTGACACGCCAGATATCAGGTTCTCTCGAACCGGCCCCCGCAATCTGTTCGTTGCGCACAACCTGTCCGAATCCAACCTTGAGCATGTGCTGGAGTTGGGCGGCCTGGCGGCGCCATCGTTGGCAGTTGGTCGCACAGATCAGGGCTTTGCTGACTTTGGTGAGATCACCTTGCTTGCCCCCGCGTCCATGCTGGAATCGCCAAAAGCCCGCACTTTTGACGCCGATGTATACACGCCTCGACACCCGCGGGCAGAGTATGAAATCAACCGGGAAGCTTACGCGAAGCAGGTGGGCAAGCTTGATAACGAATACGATCTTGCAACCCCGGCCCTGGATGACCTTGAGCGCGACGGCATGGAGGCGATGGCTCGCAGTCCGGCCTATCAATACGCTTGGCTGAAGTCCCGCAACAAGGCACCGAAGGCGAAACGCCAGAAGGTTGATCCGGTTGTGCGCAAGATTGCCAAGTTGGGCCTTGACCGCTTTGCCATGCAGACCGACCCGCGAGTGATGAAGCTGGCGAAGGACTATTACCGAGATGTGCAAAAGCAGGTTCGTGAGGCGCTAGGCGAAGATGCTCCCAGGGCGAACATCTATTTTGATGAGGATGGCAGTGTAAGTCATGGCCACCTGTCACAGTTGACCTATAAAGCGGCAAGATACCAAGAGTCTGACGGCTACGATGTTGGCCAGATGAAGGCGGATCTGAACAAAAAGCTGCGCGCCAAAGCAGTTGCTCGCCAATATGAGCGGTGGATTAAAGATCAGTTCAATGAAGTCGTAAAAAGCCAGCGCATGTTTGCAGGCTTCACGCCTTCCGGAAACAAGAAGTATCGCCCCTATAATCTGGAGAATGTCGTCAAGGAAATGACCCGTAAGGTTCATGGTGGCGAGGGCTTCAATTATGGCGCTGGTTCCGTGCGCTCCGCATACGCCGCCGAAATGCGCCGCATATCGCAGGTGCAGGCGAACCGAGACAGAATCGTGTCACCCAGCCAGATGGAAGCCATCAAGGAAGAAAGCAACAAGCGCCTGCAGGACACTCTGGAAGCGCTCAAGCCCTATTACAAATTTGATGCTGACGGCTGGGGGTACACGGATGACGCCAGCTCTGCGATCGCTGAGGGTAGAAAAGGCTGGAACGAGGCATTTAACCTGGATGCCGACAGCCGAGCCATCATTACAGAATTTGTGGATTATCTGCGGAACCTGCCGACAGCTTACTTTGAATCCAAGGTTGGCCGGGCAGTTGATCTGTCCGAGTTTTCGGTGGCGCTAGTTCCCAAAGGCACATCAAAAGAAGCTGTTGACGCACTGAGAGCTAAAGGGCTGAAGGTTAAGCGTTACGACCCGAACGACCCAGATGCTCGGCGAGCCGAAATAGCCAAGCAAGAGGACTTGCTGTTTTCCAAAAATGGCGAGTACCGCCGTAACCCGGACTCTGAAACAGAAACCCTCACTGCCCAACAGGCCCGCACCTACGCCAACAACCTCATGCGAGACTGGAAAGATCGCCCGCGTGTCGTTGTGGCCGATTCGATCAGCGAGTTCCCGCAGGATCTTCGTGCAGCGATTCGCAAGGCCCAGGCCGAGGGCGATATGCGTGCCGTATTCTGGAATCAGGAAGTCTACGTTCTGGCGCCGCGCATCCCTAACACCCAGGCACTGGAAGAAGTCATCCTGCATGAAGTGGTTGGCCACTACGGTCTGCGTAAGATGGTGGGCAAAGAGCTGATCCCGCTGCTCAATCGCGTCTACATAGATATGGCCAGAACTGACAAGGCCACCGAGATCAAGCGCACCTACTACCCAGGCAACACCTTCGACGCCAGCAAGCGCGAGCATCGATTGGTGGTGGCTGAAGAACTGCTGGCCCACCTGGCCGAATCCGGCAAGCAACGTCACCGAACCCTCTGGCAGAAGATTGTCACCGCTGTTCGTGACGCCCTTCGTCGCCTTGGGTTTACGATCAGCATGAGCGAGAATGATCTGCTCAAGATTCTGGAAGGGGCGCAGCGAACCGTGGAGCAGGGTGGATTCTCAAGGCCGAGTGAGGCGGATACCTATTTCCGCCGCGCCTATCACGGCACGCCGCACCGGTTTGATAAGTTCTCGCTGGAAGCGATTGGCACAGGCGAGGGGGCCCAGGCATTTGGTTGGGGTCTTTATTTTGCAGGGAACCGGAGCATTGCGGAATATTATCAGCGAGTGCTTTCATCTGGCCGCGGACTAAACGTGCCGCGAGCGCGACCGCTTTCGCAAGCGCCAAGTCGTCAAGAGCGAGATGCAGTCAACAAGGCAGAGCAGACCTTTAATAGAGTTTTGGGGGCCTACGCGACCGGAAAGCAAGGCCGCGTGAGCTGGGGTGGAAATCTAATAAACCTTTACAACTATCAGAACGAGATCGGCGACCTTGATGCTAAGTATTATGAGAAAAATCACGAAGAGATCGAGCAAGAGATTGAGTCTGCCGAGTCCGCAGTTAAAAAGAAGAACCCGAACTGGAGCGAGGCTGAAGTTGAAAAAGCGCTTTCGGGGATGGGTTTTTATGACAAGCGGAATCCGTTTAGCGTGGCCTATTCTGAGGCAATAAAAGAACTGCCAGCGCAAGAGCGCGGAAACTTGTACGAAGTTGAGATTCCTGACGACAGCGACCTCTTGGATAGAGATGCGCTATTGAGTGAGCAGCCCGAAAAAGTTCAGCAAGCGCTTAGAAAATTGCCTGGAGAGACTTATAGAAAGATTACAGCTAAAGATGTAGGCGGCAATGAGCCGACTGGCTCGCTGATCTATAATCGCCTTCAGGAATATTTTTCTCGGGACAGTCGCGACAGCATATTCAGTTCATCAAAGGCTGACGGTGCCAAAGATGCGAGTCAGGAGTTGAATGATGTCGGCATCCCAGGCCTCCGCTACCTCGACAACACCAGCCGTGGGCAGGGTGAAGGCACCCATAACTACGTCATCTGGGATGAATCAGTTGTGTCCGTCCAAGCCGTCAACGATGAGATTGCACAGGCAGAGGCTTATTTCAGCCGCACCGACCAAACACAGACAGAGGCATTTTCCAAATGGTTCGGTGACAGCAAGGTGGTGGATGAGAATGGCGAGCCGTTGGTGGTGTATCACGGAACTGTCGGTGATTTTTCCGAATTTTCAATGAAGGAATACGGAACCAACTTCACTGGCGATTACGGAATAGGCTTCTACTTTACGCAAGACCCCAAGGTAGCAAGTGGTTACGCAGATTCTGCAGACTTCATTGCAGGTCATAAATCAGGCAAATCTGGTGGCGCAAATGTAATGCCAGTCTACCTGAAAATGGAAAACCCGCTGATTGTTAAAAAATCATTCGGAACCGGCGACCTATGGAAGAAAGTTCCAGGCGCAAAAACAAAACAAGAGCTAACAGATGGGCTTATCTCTCAGGGTTATGATGGCGTTATCGTTGACGGAGGAATAGTTGGAAGCAGATACATTAGCGAGGCCGTGGTGTTCAACCCTGAGCAAATCAAATCCGCCACCGGCAACACCGGCACCTTCGACCCCGACAATGCGGATATTCGGTTTAGTCGCGCCGATGTCCCTGATCTTGACCCTGAACCATTCGGCGCGCCCAGCGATACGCTGCTGCGCAAGATGATCAGCAAGATTGCCGACAAGTTCACTGTTCTCAAGGGCGTTCAGCAAAACATCACCGACCGGTTCGGCGAAATCGAAGAAGATGCCGATGCCTATCTGGCTGAAGAATTGTTCCACGGGAAAGTGGAGAACGATATTCGGCTGATTCAGGAAAACATGATTCAGCCGCTGGCCGAGAAGATGTCGGAATATGACGTTTCCCTGGCTCAGCTCGACGAGTTCCTATACGCCAAGCACGCCCCTGAGCGGAACCGGGTTATTGCCCAGCGCAACGATCAGTTCCCGGATGGCGGCTCAGGCATGACAAATGCCGAGGCAGCTGCGGTTATCGACCAGGTTGAGAAGTCTGGCAAGCTGGACCAGTTCCAGGAGTTGGCGGATTCCGTCTATCAAATGCTCGAGCGTCGCCGGAAAATCCTGAAGGACGCCGGTCTGCTGGACGAAGAAACGCTGGGCGCCTGGGAAGCATCCTATCGCCATTACGTGCCACTCAAAGGCTGGGCTGCCGACGAAAAGCAGGAGGCCATGCCGAAGATCGGTAAGGGCTTCGCCATCGCCGGCAAAGAGTCCCAGATGGCTGGTGGCCGAAAGAGCAAGGCATCATCCCCCGTCGCCAACGCGATCAGCGATCTGTCCGAGGCGGTGCTGCGTCAGCGCAAGAACGAAGTGGGCAGCGCCTTCCTGAGCCTGGTGCAGTCGTATCCGAACGATGGATACTGGCGCGTCTATACGGCCGACAATCCCGAGGTAGAACGCAAGGCGGTCAAGCGGGTGGATCCGGCGACCGGGAAAACCGTGGTGCGCGTGGAAGAACAAACCGTGCCCATGGCCATGATGAGTGATCGGTATTTCACCACGAAGGTGAACGGCGAAACCTACTATATCAAACTGCAGGATCAGCGGTTGATGAATGCCATGCGTAACATCGGCCCTGAGAATAACGGCCTGTTGGTGCGCTCGCTGAGCATGGTTACCCGGCTGATGTCCTCACTCAATACCAGCTATAACCCCGAGTTCGTGATTTCCAACTTCTCGCGGGATATCCAGACCGCGCTGCTCAACCTGACCTCCGAGCAGTCTGCTGACGATGGCAGGGCGCGAGGCAAGAAGATTGCCGCCAAGACATTGAAAGCGGTACCGGTGGCCATCCGGGCCATTAACGCCAGCCTGAAAGGGAAGACCCTGGACGGTAAAGCTGGCGAGTGGCAAAAGCATTTCGACCAGTTCCGGGCCGATGGGGCGAAAACCGGCTGGTTCGATATGAAGGATGTAGACGGCCAGATGGAAGATCTCGAAACCATGATCTCCATGGCCAGCGGCGGCGCCACCAATGCGGCGCGTCGCGCGTTCCGCTCGGTGACCGATTGGGTTGAAAACACCAACTCTGCCATTGAAAACGGCGTGCGCCTGTCGGCATACGTCAATGCGATCGAGGCCGGCATTCCCCGGGCCAAGGCAGCATCCCTCGCCAAGAACATGACCGTAAACTTCAACCGTAAGGGTGAGCTGGGCACCACCATGAACGCCCTGTATATGTTCGCCAACGCATCGGTGCAGGGCACGGCCAACTTCGTGCGCACTCTGGGGCGCTTGAACGGTGTGAAGGGTGACCCGGTCTGGCGTCGTCTCAACACCGCTCAGAGGATTGCTGCCGGAATGGCGGTGGGCGGCTTCATGCTGTCAGCCCTGAACCGCCTGGTGGCCGGTGATGATGACGATGGCGTGAACTGGTGGGACAAGGTGCCCGATTACGTCAAAGAGCGGAACATCGTCATTATGAAATCCCTGGTGGGCGGCAAGCCCGGGGAATACTGGACGATCCCGTTGCCATACGGGTACAACATTTTCCCGGTGATCGGTACTGGCATGGAGCATATGCTGGCCAGCGATAAGCCGGCGGGCGACATCGCCAGCAATATTGTATTGGCAGGCCTGGGCAGCTTCTCACCAATTGGTTTCGAGCAATCCGAGGAATTGTACGGACTGGTTGCCAAGAATATCATGCCGACGATTCTTCGCCCGGTGGCCAGCATTTCCCTGAACGAGAACTTCATGGGCGGCCCCATCTTCAAGGAAAACACGCCGTTCGGCACGCCGAAGCCCGACAGTGCGCTGTACTTCCGCAGCACGCCGGAAATGTTCAAGGCGCTGGCGAAGGGGTTGAATGAGGCGACCGGCGGTAGCGAGTTCCGCAGCGGTGCGGTGGACCTGAGCCCGGATGTGATGCAGTTCCTGATTGGGTACTACGGCGGCGGCGCTTACAACTTCTTCACCAGCAGGGCACCGAACGCCGCGGTGAAATGGGCGCAAGGGGTTGAGCTCGAGGATCGGGAAATTCCGTTCTACCGGAAGCTGCACGGGAAAGTGCTGCCCTATGACGATCAGTCGAAGTTCTACGACCGCCGGGACGAGATCAACCAACTGGTGGATGAGCGCGATAATCTGCGCGGGCGTGAGCGGGTGGAGTTTGTCAAAGAGTACCGCGACAAGCTGCGCCTGCACGGCGTCATTGATTCGGTAGAGAAGCGACTGAAGACACTCCGCGAGCAGCGCGACCGGGTGGAAAGCATGAACCTGTCCGCAGCGGAAACAGACAAACGCCTGCAGCATATCGAAAAACAGATGAAGCGTGTGATTGATCAGTTCAACAAGCGATATAACGAGAGCGAGGATTAACGTTTTCGCCAGGCCCGCAGGAAGCTGACGCGCATATCGTCCACTTTTCCCAGCAAGCCAAGGATGGCAATCGGGTACAGCGGAACCAGCAGAAACAGCCCTGCCATGGCCAGCGTGCGCATTCCGATAACCGCAGAAATCAGGATGGTGAAAATGCCGACCAGGGCGAAGTGTCCGCACCAGTCCAGCCAGTTCATCTGGGGATATTCGTCAGGTCGGTACCGCCGAATGCGGTAGACGGCCGCCAGGGCGATGACGGTAGTTAGGCCGAGAGACAGCCATAAATCAGGATTGCCAAGCCACATAGGCGCAGCCGATTTGCTTAATGGACTCTTGAGTATAGCAGCGGCTGACTCGGCATGAATCCCCGGAAAGGGGGATGCGCATCACTTCTGTGCGGCTTGATCCCGCAACCCCTGCATCTTCGCAATCAGCCTATCCCAAACCCGCCGCATCTTTGCATCCCTGTATTCCTCGATCTGAGCCAACTGCACCGCGCCCAGATTCTGGTTCACTTCCTTCATGCCTTTATCCCACCGAACACGGATATCACACCCGCCGGCATAGATTCGGATTTCTGCTTTGGCGTCAGGGGCAATGGATTGCTCCAACTCCTGGAGCATGGCGGTGGTGATTCTCATTAGGCTACGCTTGCATTAAGGCATGCAGAGATGAAACGCTTGGCACCTGCACAAAATAGATTTTGGCACCGCCCGGACGAATACCAAACACGGCGCTCGGATTACGGGCCAGCGTCCACAGATCGTCAATGCTGAGATTGAACGAGCGGAAAAAGAAGTCTATGCGCTTGTTGTTCATAGCTGAACATGCCTTCGCACCAATTCCTCCGGATAATCCCGGTTGAAGTCTTCCAGGATTTGCGCCTTGGTGTTATGCCCCAGGTCACCGTGTACATCAATGGCAATGAAACGCGTAGCCCCAAAGCAAGCGCCGCAACCATCCGGCAAGCCCTCATCGGCAAACCGTTCTTCCATTTCATCCTCTTTATCGAAGACAATGGCTCGGTTACAGTCACAGGAGCCGTTGCCTTCAGCCCACCAGAACCAGCCTTTGAACTCGCTGGCCTCTCGGGTTTCGCCGGTTTCTGTATCGAGCAGCGTGGGATAAATGTCATCGCTCATACCGTTAACCTCTTGGGGCAATTTTGGGGCAAAAGTGCCCGTGTTATACCGTGTTTATACGTGTTTTGAGACAAAGCCCCGCTGAGTCTCGATTGCTCAACCACGCGCCCTGCAAGGCTTTCCGCTGTATATCCGTACATTATCACCGCATCATCGGGGTGTGCTTGGATAAATCGCTGTGAGCCCTGTCATCTCTAACTTCCGGCATACTTCCTCATTCGCTTGGGGCAATCGTGGGGCAAAATGCACCGCTTTTCTGCAATTCCTGCCAGATGAATTCCGCCTCGTTCTCAGACTCCGAATCCATCCACCGGCCATAGACTTTAACCAGCATGGAATAGTCTTTGTGGCCCATCTGTTTGGCAATGAACGCAATGTTACCATGTGCCGTCAGTGACCAGCAGGCATAAGTGTGACGAGTTTGATAGGCAACCCGGCGCCGGACCTTTGCCCGGGACAGCAACTTCTCCCACTTCGTCGCCCATGAGCCAACCTGCATTCGGTTGGTGGAAATGGTTTTGTTCCTCGCCTGCAATGGCGTCACCAATGGCGTGATCGTTTCTTTGCGCGACTGGTGCCGGCTGATCTCCACGGTTTCCTCGACCGGCTTGGCGTCCTTGGTCATTTCCAGCAGCGCCCTGACCGCTTCCTGTGCTGGCGGTGCCAGCCAAACCTTTCTCGCGTTCTCGGTCTTTGGCACCTTCAGCACCTTGGCTGCTGTCACTGATCGCCGAACGTGTATCAGGTTGCCCTCAATATCCTCTCTGGCCAGGGCGCACAGCTCGCCAGGCCGAAGCCCGGTGTAAACTGCAAGCGTGACCAGCGCCTTGTCCTGGGGGTGCAGGCAACCCTTCTCGATCACTTCCTTGTACTCATCCAAAGTCAGCGGGTCCGGATCATCGGCCACACCCTTGAACTTTGACGCGCTCAGATCACGCGAGGTGTATTCATTGGCCTTGGCCCAGTTCAGCATTCCGTTCCAGACGCTGACATAGTGATTCGCTGTGGACGGTTTGCGCGTGGCAATGAGGCCGGAGCGCAACCTGTCCACATCTTCAGGCATGAGTGTGTCCACCGGCACGGACCGCCCGACAATCTCGCAGCACACGTCCAGAGCCACCTTGTACCGCCGTTCGGTCTCGGTCGTAATGTCCATGGCCATGACCGGCAGATAGCGCCGATACAGCGACTCAAGATCGATTGACCGGCTGGCTTTGGTATTCCGGGCCCTGGCCGATTCCGGGAAATGCACCGCGTAGTCGAACACTCCCTGGCGGATTTCCAGCTGAATCGACTTCCGCTTGTTGACCGCATATTCCACGTTGGCGAACGTCAGCGGGATTTTCAGCGTCTCCCGGCACCGCTTGCCCTGGTACATGAAATCAATCCGGATGGCCTCGCCGCGCAGTTCAATGCCCGGGGAATTGGCCACCAACTGCTCGATGGCCTCCCGTTCTTCCTCGGGGCTTAGGCCGCGATTCCGTTTTCGACCCACCGTTCGATTTCCTCCAGGTTGTACCAGATGGTTTTGTCCGGGCCATATTTCCATTGGCGGCCCTCGACCCATTGCCCCCGGCGCAGGCGCACTTGCTCATGGCTCAGGCCGGTCAGTTCTCGGAGGCGCTTCTCAAGCACCCATTTTGGTTGTTGGCTCACTTCTTCCCGCCTCCCATCATCGCGGCCAATCTTGCCGCCAGAATATTCAGCTCAGTGCGGCTT